CTACTCAAAGGCTTGACGTAGCTGGCAACATTGCTCTTACGGGTACTGTAGATGGCCGTGACGTTGCTGCTGATGGCACTAAACTAGATGGCATCGAAGCAGGGGCTACTGCCGGTGGTGGTGCTGTTGGCGGTGGTAATGATAAAGTATTCTGGGAAAACGATCAGGTAATAACCACGAATTACACCATTACTAATGGAAAGAACGCAGGTACTTTTGGACCTATTACAATTAACTCTGGAGTCACTGTAACAGTAGGTGACGGTGAAACATGGACGGTAATATAAATGGCAAAAATTAAAGTACAAGGAAATACATCAGGTACAGGTACAATCACTCTTGTAACTCCTGCTACTAACTCAAACAGAACAGTAACACTCCCTGATGCTGATGGTGCTTTGTTAACGAATGCAGGGGCGCTATCTCTTTTTAACGCATCCGGCTCTGCCCCTGTTTTTGCCTGCAGGGCGTGGGTAAACTTCAACGGTAGCGGGACTGTTTCTGTCCGTGCGAGTGGTAACGTGTCGTCTATTACCGATAACGGGACAGGGCTATACACTATGAATTTCGCATCCTCGTTAGTAGATGCGAACTCTAGTCTTACAGGGGTCTGTAGGGAAGCTAGCAGCGGCTACGGCGACTTCGTATCCTTTCCTCTGGGTGGAACCTACACCTCTAGTGCTATTATGGTACGGACGACTCGAGCATGGAATGATACACAGAACAACAACACTGACTGCGACATTGTAGACTTGCAGGTGGACAGATGACAGAGTACCGCATCATATTTGAAGATCCTACTGATCCAGATGCACCTGCTATGATCCTTGTGCCTTCACCTAACTGGATGGCTGACGCTATGGCTGGCAATCTACCACCAATCAGCGTCTACTGGGCACTGCAGGACGAGGAACAGAAAGCAATCGACGAGGGCCGTCACGAAGGGTTCAAGCACGACCACGATATGTGGATGCAACAGTTTACTGCACCACGTATTGGCCCTCTTACAGAAGAGGAAGCTATTGATTATTTAATTATGAAAGACATCCCCCGCCGAGTGTGGGGGGTGCGCTATAATAGACCTATGTTTAAGGTTGTTACTAAAGATCAAGTACCTTCAGATAGGTTATTCAGAAATGCATGGAGACTAGCTGCATGAAAACTTTTATTAAAATTGGTGTTATCACCGCAGACGCTGATGAATACCAAGTACCAGACGAAAGATTGTTTCGTGAAGCTTGGACATTTGGAGGCAACCCAGAGAGCGGTGTAATTACTGTTGATATGGAAAAAGCAAAAACCATATGGCGAAACAAAATTAGGTTTGCTAGAAAGGATAAGTTAGAAACGTTAGACACAGAATTTATGAAAGCGTTAGAAACAGGTGCCGATACAACGGATATTATTGCTAGTAAACGAGCGTTAAGAGATGCACCTTCAGACCCTGCCATTGAATCTGCTAATACTCCTGATGATCTTAAATCAGTAGCACCATTAGGTTTATCAATCGAAGAGATAAACCCTGATTATAATCCTGTTCTTGAAGCTGCTAGGTTAAAAGCCTTATCACAATCTTTAGCGGAGTAATTTTATGTCTAAAGTAACATTAAATGGAACCAATGGTATTTCTGGTTATGACAGTGATGGTACAACTTTATTTACTACAAAAAGCTTAGCAACATTGAACTCTAATAACTCGACAGTATTCCCATCACCTTCTATATTAAAAATTGAAAGGGGTTTACATGTAGACGCACAGTTAAATCCGCCAGAGTTGCGATATGTTACAGGTGACTCTACTCTATTAGACCCCTTATTAGATTTAATTATTTCTTCTAACACTTTAAATTATTCTGTGTCAGTTGCTGCAGTCAATGCTGGGTGGAGTGCATCAAATCCGATTCCAATTAAAGTTACTATTAATCCGGGTATATACGTTTATGCGTCTTCTTATAACAAACCAGCCATTGATATTACAAGTTCTTTAAATTTAGTTACAATTGTGAATAGCGGCTATATACTTGGGGGAGGTGGTGATGGCGCCACCGCCACCTCAACAGGCGGTCAAAATGGAAGCAATGGTATTAGAAGCGCCTTGGCTGCAAATAAACTATTTGTTATAAATAACGCTGATGCATTTATTTGTGGCGGAGGCGGAGGCGGCGGTTCTTCTGCCGCTGGTGGAGGTGGCGGTGCCGGAGGCGGTCTTGGTGGTAGCGGCTGGAACGGTACGGGTGGCTCAGGGGGTTCCCCCGGTAACGCTGGTAGCGACGGTATTGGCTCTTTCCGAGGCGGAGGCGGCGGTGCTGGTGGCGGCGGTGGTGGACTTTATGACTATGGCGGAGGTAGCTATTATGGTGGCGGCGGAGGCGGCGGCGGGCGTAGACCTACTAATGCTACAGGTGGTGCTGAAGGTGCAGGAGGCTACATAGGCCGTGCAGGTGGTGCAAATGGAAGTGCCTCTGCGCCTAGCAGAACAGCAGAGACTAATGGAGGCGGCGGCGGAGGGGGCGGTTTTGGAGCAAATGGCTCGGCTGGTTATGGAGCCGGGGGCTTTGGTGGTGCTGCTATTAACTCAACAAACGCTTATACTTTAACAAACAATGGTACAATTTGGGGGGCGTCTTAATGGCAAGATTAGGTTTAAACCCTGAATGGCATAATGTTTATACTGTTAGAAACACCCAGACAGGAAATTTAGGTGATGAATACAATACTTATTTAGAAGCCAGAGAGGTCTCTAATCAGATTATTGCCAACCGATACTCGGATAAGATGAAATTCATTAATATTTGGGTGAAAAAGAATAGAAACGGAAATACATTTCAACCTACTAAAATATATGATCTTTCTGAAGCTGACAATACCGAAACTTTTTTTGTGAATAACGCTTTAACAGGCAGAATGTTTAATTGTGAAAGCAAAGAAGAAGTTGAAGCTTATGCAAAAATATTTATGGATCTTGCTATAGAGAATGAAGATTACAATATAGTTTGGAGAATGTATACTACAGAATCATTCAAAGGAATGATTATGTGGGACCCAGTAACAGAATGAAATTGGAGAATTTAAATGTCTAAAGTAATTCTTAATGGTACCAATGGTATTACAGGCTACGAAGCTGATAACGTAACTGTTTCTCTTTCCCAGACTATTTCAGAGCTAAACAGCCTAGATAATACAACGTTTTTATCAAGCTCTGTTTTAAAACTTGATAATTTAAAAGTAGACGCTATACCCGCTCCTCCTCTTTTAAGATTTGCGGATAATAATTTTGAACTAGTACCTATAGTTTTAGCGTTTGTCGAGCAGGCAAGTTCATCAACTGGTACTTTTGTATTAGCGGCTGCGCCACAAGCAGGTGATTTATTATTATTTATAGGTGAAACATGGGCGTATAATTATTATGGTGAATCAAATTTACTAAATGGGTTTATTCAAATAGCATATGCTTCTCATGTGTGGAGTTCTCCGTTTGCATCTTCTGTCAGAATTGGTTATAAAATTGCAACTGGCACAGAGGGGACTTCTATTACGGTAAGAGGGGCTATGCCCTCTCAAGTAGACAGCCTTGCAGTTTATTCCGCAAATGCTTCAACAGTAACATTGCAAGACTCTTATGTAAATAATAGTCCAGTTAATACTTCTTTTTCTTTACAAAGTAGTCAACTACCTGCTATTGCAATTATTGGAGCTGTTGGTTATGGCGGAAGTAATTCTAATATCACTAATGTCACTAATAACTATTTTCTTGATGATACAGGTTATCATTCTTATGCAGGTGCAATAACAGAAAGCAGTAGCACTAGTTTTACATCGTCTGCTTCAAGTATTACTGGGTGTACAGCCGCTGCACTAATTACCGTATCTTAATTACATTTAATAAAAAGGATAATAAATGTCCAAAAGAAAATCTCGCTACGCTCCTAAAACAAATGTTCATCGTATTGGCTTTCATGTTATCCCTAAAAATGAAAAGCAGGATGCTTTAATTAAAGCAATTAAGATGAACCCTATTACTGTTACTATTGGCTGCGCTGGTACGGGCAAGACATATTGTAGTACAGGAACTATTGCCCAGTTACATATGCAAGGTAAATACAGAAAAATTGTTATTACTCGTGCAAATGTTCCTACGGGTAAAACACTAGGTCATTTCCCCGGTAGCATTCAAGAGAAGATGACTCCTTGGCTCTTGCCTATGTTAGAAGTACTAGAAAAAGCGTTTGGTAAAGAAAAATACCAATACATGATGAATAAAGGTGAAATTGAAATTCAGCCCATTGAAACTATTCGAGGGCGTTCTTACGAGAATGCGCTTGTACTTGTTGATGAGGCTCAAAACTTGTCTATCGATGAATTAAAGGCAATTACAACAAGACTTGGAGAAAACTCTAAGTTAGTATTAATGGGCGACCCTGCACAATCTGATGTCAAAGATGGTAAAGACTTACTAAAGTTTTGTACTGTAGTGCGTAAAGCAGGTATCCAGCTACCTATTATTGAATTCTCAGTAGATGATATCGTTAGATCAGATATTGTAGCAGATCTGGTTAGAGTATTTATTAAAGAAAACATCTAATTACAATACCTGACCTTTAAGAAGAAGAAAAACAGAGAAGGGGGCTGAAATGGCTACTTACTATTTCGAGGGGCAACCTATTTTAGCCCCTTTCACTATTGAATCAAAGAGAATTGTTTTAAGTTCTGAAACAGCATCTCAAAAAATTTTTAGAAGAGCTACTGACAGTCAGCGTTGGGATCTATCTTTTAGGATTGCTACAAATAATCCACAAGATCTATTTATCTCTATGCTAGATAATGATACAAAAAATAGCACGATGATTATGCCTCAACTTAAATCAGTTGATGACCTAGTTTCCCCTATTACTGTTTATCCTTATACTATTGGAACTCACGATGTAGGAGAATCTTCTATTTCCGTTTGGATGAACAATCTTGGCACCTTCAACAACAACACTACAGTTATTGCTAAAGGGACTTTTATTAAGTTTGCTAATCACAGTAAAATTTATACTGTCACTGCTAATGTTCAAGAGGGCACTTCAAGAGAAGTTCCTATCTTTCCTCCACTCCAATCTAACGTGGGTAACGCCGTCTTGCTTCACTTGCCTAATACTCCTATTAAACCTGTTCTTACCTATGTTAGATCAGTTGAAAACATTTCTGGTATTACTTACACAGACGGTATTATGACTGACGTTGGGACAATTACAATTCAAGAAAGAGTATAAGGTATGGATAAGTTAGAAGCATTACAGAAAGCGTATAAAGAAGTTAATAGGATTAAAATCGGGAGAGGCTATCAGTACGGTAAATCGGATTGTTGGACGATGTTCACAATGTATGATCGAAATTTATTTCCAGACAATAATCTGTTCGGAAAGATAACTAGCTATAGCACTCATACAGTTTTTCATAGAAAAGTTAGAGAGTTAGGCTACACAGATGTCAAAGAGATGGTAGAGGCGTACGGCTACAAAGTAATAGACTTTTCGAATGTCTCGCTAGGAGATGTGTGTTTCTTTGATTCTAAACTAGTAGACCTTACTGTTGCCATCTATACAGGCAAAGAATGGTTAAATAGTTCCGATGATCCTAGCTATGAGAAGCTTCCTATGAAATATGTAAAACCAAGAGCAAGAATACTATGCAGGAGAGATACAGATGAGAAAGTTTAATAGTTTTGTTTTATCTAAGTTACAAGAAGATCCTGTAAAATTCTTCCCGTTAATTTTTCTTGACTTTAGAAATGGCCCTGTATATCTCTCAGCTGGCCCGCACGAGATTGATTTTAATGGAAAAACTTACACAAAAGACTTAGGGATAATCGATTACGTAGCTCCACTGCAATCAGCACTAGTAGATAGGCAGACTTTTTCAATTAGTTTTGCGGACAACAACGCAATATTCAAGAATAACGTTTCTAGAACAGAAGCGGGAAGAGCAGCAAAAATATATTTTGGTTTTTATAACTCAGATGGAACTCCTAATACAGATCCTGCTAACGTAATTCTCGCATACTCTGGTGTTATTGACGATCATAGCTATAATAACGATTTTGATCAAGCAGTCTTTAGCATTACACTCTCTTCTCCTTTTGCAGATCTTGGACTTGTCAAAACTCTAATCACAAGTCCAAAAGGTATGGACCAAATCAATACTAGTGATACTGCTTTTGATAAGGTGTTAGAAGATAACGAACAAATTATTAAGTGGGGGAAAGTTTAATGTCAGCTACAGTAATTACAATTGGAACCTTATTTTCGTTTACTACTGGTCAACTTTTATTTACAATAGGTTCTATTGCCTACCAACAATCTCAAGCTAAAAAGATGAAGTCTCGCATGAGAGCCGCCGAAGAATCTCGCAAGGGGTTTGAATTCACTCGCAAAAGTGAAGCAATGAACCTACCAGTCATTTATGGCTACAACAAGGTAGGCGGTCTTGTAACAGATTTAAAGGTTCAGTCTTCTTATACATGGGTTGCTCCCAACGGCTATAGCGCAGCACAGTACTTACCTTCTCCTACTACCTATGATTATAACTCTAGCACTTACTTTGTTGAGTCCAAGGTTACTGCAGCTGACGTGTCTGATACTGATAACCCAAAAAATATTAGTTCTCACACCGTCAGAGTGATCTGGGCAGGTGTAGAGCTTTATAATAAGACTTACACCAATAGCGTAGCAGGATTGTTTTTATCAACGGAATATAAGAATATTGAAAACGAACTTTCTAATATTTCTGCAGGTGGTGACCGTTATTACAGAGGTTCAAGGAAGGATAAGATTGTAAGTGGCCTTACTATCACTTATAAGTACGAAATTAGAAAAGTACTTTCTCCTTCTGCTATTGTCTTTGGCTCAGACAGAGGATATCAAGGGTCTAAAAATGAAGTATTGCTTACTCAAAATGCAATCTCTTTTGGGGGTATCAATGCCCTAGTCGATTTGGATATTGACGAAACCACGGCCTCTAACGATAAATTTAAAGATAGTTTTGTACTTAACTTTTACAAAAATGGTGGGGTAGCGGACCCAATGGCAACTGCTAATGGGTTTAGTAGCAGCAATCTATTTACTAGCACCGCTTATGCTACCTGCGCTTTCGTACTTAACAGGGATGACCCTCAATATTCAGGAAATCTACCTTCACTTAGTTTCTATGTAGAAGGCCAAAGAATTTATGATATTATAGAGAGTAACGGTGTTTATAGCCTGAGTGCGGAAAAGACCTTCTCTAACAACTTTGCTAGAGTACTATTAGATTATCTTATTAACGGCATCTATGGCAGAGGTCTTTCTATTAACGAAATTGATCTTGAAAGCTTTTATAGAGCTAAAGTTATTTCAGATACTGTTGTAGATACCAAGCCTTTTGGTGGTAAAGTATATGGCGGGTCTAAACCAACAACGGTCAAACTTTACGAATTTAACGATATCATTGACACTGAGCAGGAAGTCAGAGACAACGTAAATAGAATTCTTCAATGTGCTCATCAGGCTTTTCTTGTGTGGTCTGATGGCAGGTATAAACTTAATGTCGAATATCCTACTGGAAATCCTTCTGTAGCTAACGGTCTTGTCAATACTAATCATGTCTTTACAGACGCAGATATCGTTAGAGACTCTGCAAATGTTACTTGGCCAAAGGCAGAAGACAAGTATAATCAGGTGACTGTTCGCTTTTCTAATGCAATTAAGAATTTTAAATCTGATAGCATCACTTGGCCAGAGACATTTTCACAAGTCTACAATGTATATTTAGGAGAAGACAATGATCAACCACTTAAAACGGAAGTTTCTATTCCGGGGATCATTGATCCTTACCATGCTCAATCAAGAGCAGAGGAGCTTGTAAGGACTAGCCGCAACACCCATAGGCTATCTATCAAGCTAACTCGCAAGGCCATTACTTTAGAAACTGGTGACTTTTTCCTACTTAAATCTGAAGTGATTCCAATCAAGAACTTGGCGAACACCGATGGATACGAAATTTATAGAGTACAAAGTGTAGAGTATGATGGTGAGTTAAATGTAAAAATTGAAGCTCAATCTTTTAACTATCTTAATCTTGCATGGAATATTGGAGATTTCGTAGCGTATCCTGCTTCCACTTTAGTAAACGATGTCATTAAACCTCCTACGAGTGTATTATTTACCAATACTAACAATGGTATTCTTGGAGTTCAATCTGGAAAACTTACTTGGACAAAATCAAGCTCAGTTGAAGTTGATCAGTATCTTGTAGAAGTTTCTGCGGATAACAATGCGACGTGGACGACGCTTGGGCAGACCTACGCCTACCAGTTTGATATAACGGGTCTCTCAACTGGTGTATACTCTTTTGCTGTTAGAGCTATAACACCGCTTGGAAGAAAATCTCCACGGGCGATTGCAGAAGATGCTCAAGGTAACTCTAGTATTACTATTCAGAGAGGAACCCCTGACAAGGTTGCTGTTATCTATGCTAACTCGGCGGATGAATTAACAAATAATCAGTCTTATAGCATCGGTAGTAATGCTTATGTTGCCTACTATGTATATAAAACTGAAGCACTTCCTACATTACCTATTAGAGCTGGAATTTCTTTCGCTCGATTTGTTGGTCTTGCAGGCAGCAATGGATACAATACCGCAATTGTAACTATCTATCAAAAGAACACATCTTCTTCTACACCCCCCGCAGACCCTACAGGCACGTTTACATATACATTCTCTTCTGTTTCTCTAACAGGAGGAACATTAAACGGGTGGACAACCTCTTCTCCAAGCTTAGCTCAAGGCGAATATCTTTGGGTAAAACAGGCTACAGCGTATTCTCAATCCAACACGGATTCAATTGCTGCAACAGAATTCAGTTCAGCGGTTGTTTTAGGTGTTGCCGGGAAAGACGGTTTTAATGGGCTTAACAGTGTTCCAATTTTCTTATACATAAAAAGCACATCAGGAACGACGGCTCCCACATCCTTTACTGGTACAGCAACTTATACTTTCTCCACAAAAACTTTATCAGGTCTCACGTTGAATAGTTGGACGCAGACAGCACCAAGTTTATCTCAAGGAGAATATCTATGGGTCAGACAAGCAATTGCTTCCTCATCTACGAATACAGATACTATTTCAATTGATGAGTGGTCAGCTGCGGCTGTTGTAGGCATAGGTGGCTCAAACGGTGCAAATGGCGCAACTGGCGCAACTGGCGCAAGAGGTCCGGGATTGTGGAGATACGATACCGGAGCCTCAAATCTATCAGAAGTTGACACAACAGCCGAAGTGGACGTATACTGGTACGCAATGCAAAATCCAGACATCCCTCCTGTAAAGGATGATAGATTTATTATTGCTACAACACACTCTAGTGGTACAAAAGCATTCATTTATAGTGGAACAGGGTGGGTATCTCAGGCTGCATTTATTGACGGTAATCTTTTAGTAAATGGGACTGTCACTACTAATGCTATTTATGTAGGGCCATCAGAAGGTCTTAGTAATTTAACTAGTAATGCAGGAACAATCACTGCAGGTGTGTTAAGAAACAATAATAATACGTTTGTTATTGATTTGACAAATGGTACTATTAAAATCTCAGTATAAGAAAGATATAAACATGTATGAGCTATTTGTAGAAAATATTGGTCAACGATTTAATGTTGTTAACGGTGAATTTGTTAAACAAGACGATGGGCCTCTTATAGTATCATTGTCTCCTATTCAAAACAGTATTTATATAAATAAGTTCCAAGAAATGTGGGTGGTTCGATCAGATCAAATGATTGGAACCGCTTACAATTTCGGTAGAAATGACTGTGCAATTTTATGTGCAAGATATCTTGATAAGCATGTTGGCTCGAATATTGAAGAAAAATTGTTAGCATTAACCTTTAGAGAATGGGCTAATTACGCTAGAATAGGTGTAGAGAATATTATTAAAGATGTTGGGGGGTATGAGGTAGATATCTCTGAGTTACAACCTAATGATGTTGTATCTTACCTAATCCCTGATTCAGACGTGACTTCTCACCTAGCAGTTTATTTGGGTAATGAAAAAATTCTTCATCATGTTCCAAAGAAATACTCAAGCATTGATGATTTTGATGAAACACGAGTAACAAAGGTGTTTAGATATGGCAACTAGTACTTTTTATGCAAATGTGAATACTGGGGCTATTATGATATCTAACCCTGCGTCGGATAATACTTTAGCAATAATGCTGGCGTCTCCTAGCAATTATCTAGATCAAATTAGATTTCACTCTAATATGAACTTTTTAACAGTCAAAGGCTCTTTGTTTAAAGACTCTTCTTCTTTTGCAGGGTTTTCTAGGGATTCATATTCAGTAAGTAGCGGTGGCGATTGTTTTAATAGTGGAACTACCTATACAACACTAGGCCCAACAACTAAAGTTCAAAAGGTATCTTTTGGAACCTCGCCTGTTTCTAACCCGACCTTTTGTTTACTAGAGTATAACGGAACAGTTTATGCTGACTTTTATGATGGTCTCTCAACAGCAGATGTTACTCGTAGGGTTTTTGCTGCCTATAATTCATCATCAAATACGTTAGAATTAGTTGCAATTACAACAGCAGCAGGGGATAGCGCAACAACACAAACACTTACTAACGTTTATATTCATGCGGTGGCTTAAATGGTAAATAAGGTCTATATAGATAACACAAAAATTGAAACAAGAGACAACTCAAATAATATAAAGTTTAGTACAGACTACAAGTATTTGAAAACTAACAGTGCAAGTAATACCTTGGTGTCAGGGTTCGCAACATCAACGCTCCCACATGGCAATAGTACCGACGATGATATTAGTGTTGCTCTTAAGACTGTTGGTACTGCTAGTACAATATATTGCACCAACTATGGCACGATTAGTGCTCCAAATGCGTGGGAAATTCAATTTTGGTTTGATGGTAGTCTAGAGTTATACCAAAATTACCTCATCGTACAACCTTTAGGTCTCCCTTACGTCGTAGACAATTATGCGAATGCTGACTATTGCAAAGTTGATTATAAGTCACCCACAGGTTCTACTTGGACAGAAATAGGAAGCTATACTTTAAATGCACAGCATCGGGTAATGCTAATTCAACAACAGGTTGTTGCATCACAAACATTCGTTATCGCATCTGTATCTCATACAGACATGACAAATCATTTAAATACACATGGTACGGGTTACTATAGAATACGTGCTGTGCCGGGCTGGTCTGGTTATCCGAATTGCTTGTGTGTGTTTCCAATTTACTCTCAAGTTAAAGCTGCAACAACTATCAATGCGGAGATAACTCCATGAGCTTATCGATTGACTCTACTAAGATCTATATACAAAATGTAGTTGGTACAACTAAGTTTGATAGTACAAATGGATTATTGTATCGTGTTGGGTATTTATCAAATACCGTAACGTTATCAAATCATTCAGTAGTTGCCCATGGGATGAATTATGATCCTACAACTGATGTTGCTATAGGTCAATACACCGTAACCGCTTGTAGTGGTAATGTTGGTTCAAGCTTTGTCGGTAATAAGTTTCCTATAGCAGTACCTTTGCTGCTTCATGTAGAAAGCTACGCAGGTTTAAAAATTTATGGACAGTTAACCACTAGACCAACATACTTATCTTTTGCATTAGGAAGCCAATATCTTTTTATGAACAATAAGAGAATACATACTCAAACTGATAACAGCGCTAACTTTAATGAAGTGGGTGCAGCGCATGTTGATCCTGCAGTGTCCGTTTCTTTTACATATGAGTTATCAATTTATAGGAGAACATACTGATGGATATGTCAGATAAAACAATTAGAGTAACAGCTATCAGAGTTAATGATGTTAAACAGACTTCTGATTGTGATGTTTCAGTATTTCAAATACTTTCAGAAAACATCCAACGGAAAATTGGTGAGTTTAGTCTATCTTTAAATTTAAACTACCAAAATTCTAACGACCCTGATTTGCTAATAAAGCTAACAGAAATTTTAGAAGAAATCCCCGAATGACTTCAAAGTTCTTTTCTGAAAACGAAGAATTTTCTTTAACGAAACTAGGAGAGTACAAATGAATAGCTTTGGTGAACGTTCCTTAAGAAAACTTGAAGGTGTTCATCCTGATTTGGTAAGGGTTGCTAAAACAGCTCTTGCCAAATCCTCTGTAGACTTCGGTATTACAGAAGGTGTTAGATCTTTAGAAAAACAGAAGATCTTATACAATACAGGCGCATCTAAAACAATGAAGTCAAGACATCTTACAGGTCATGCTGTAGATGTTATTGCCTATGTAAATGGTTATACCTACGAGCCTTTTTCTCTCTATGTAAATATTGCAGAGGCCTTTAGGCTTTCTGCTATCGAACATGATGTAGAAATTTTATGGGGTGCAGCTTGGTTAAAGGCACTTAACTATTATGACTCAGCCGAACTAGCTAAGTCTGCTTACGTTAAAGCTCGTTGGGATCAAGGAAAACGCCCCTTTATTGATGGCCCCCATTTCCAACTTACTTGGAAGGATTACCCACAATGAAGACTTACAAGAGGGAGCTAGCAATTGCGCTATTTATACCACTATTTTTTACAGTCTGGAAAGGTGATGCTTCAATGGCTGAAGTTCTTGTTTGGCCTACGTTTAGCTTTGCCGCTCTTGCTTTTGGTCTCGACTGGCATGGTAAGCAGTTGCAGCAAACTCCCTCTGGGCCTTCTCAGCGGAGGAACCAACGTAGCAGCCAATACGCAAATAGGCAAGACGACGAACCAGAATATCGGGAATACCCAGAATACAGAGCAGAAGATAGTCCGCCCTCAAGCAAGGACCATTAATCAATCCTCTGATACTTCTGAGGTAAAAGCAGATACTGTCGATAGTATTACTGTAAATAATATTCCGCCTTGGTTTATTATATTCTTTATGCTTTGGTCTTTATTTTTATGGGAGTTGCCAAGGCCAAGTGATATCGGCAGAGGTATAGGTAATTTTTTCCAAAAATACCTGACCTTTAAGAATAAAAGTTAAATGGAGACAGGCTTAAACTCTCAAGTTTTCCTGAATGTCTCCCTAGTGAGGGGTGTAGATATTTTGTCTATGACACGGGGTTAGGCTAAAGCCAACCGCTACACCCCTCATTTTATTAGAAAATTATTACCTGACTTTTAAGAAGGAGGAGTCCCCGTGGCTAAAAGCAAAGATCCTCGTTTCGAACGAGCCGGAGTCTCTGGTTACAATC